ATCTACGGGCAATTAATGGCTTGGCTGTTTTTTCGCTAAAGAAACTCAAGGTATTGTCATGATCGGTTTCTGTGATAATACTGTATGCAGTATCATTAAATACCTTCAGTGGTATTACTCTACTTAATCCAGTGTATATACCGCAGTAATGTACAGCATCGGCTGTTCCAATAACCGTTCCGGTTGGTACACATTCAGGTTCCCATATAAAATAATCCTTGGCATAGAATTCTGTATCCTTCCACATACCACCATAAGTCATAATAAACTTATCATCAAGTTTATTAAACTTTACGGTACTATATACAAAATCCCTGTGTGGTTTTATAACACCAAGTAATGCATCAAACACAAAAGGTTTAGGAGCGTACGGAGTTAACTCTGCTAACTTATTGGGTAATTGCTTATACACTGACGATGTGGTTTTAAACCAGTCTCCCCAATAAATGATATGACTATTGATATCTTCTCGGTCGTTTACTGCACCGGGTAATAACCAATATACATTATCGTGGTGGCATTTCTCCCATATCTGCCAATGGAAATTATGCAGTTCACTTTCAAATGTAAATATAAACTTGCTGACCGCACTAAGTTGATTTATTTTATCTTCAAAACCCTGATATACTGGGCATTTGATATCGTAATCACAATGCAGGCGGTGTGTAGTGAATGCTATTTTTATATCAGCGGGCGTATTTAAATATTCTGCAAAACTATGACAGATATCATAGGATTGATTAAATTTTATATTTGGGAGCCATTCGGAATCAATTATATCGCTGTCACTATACAACAACATCATACATGAAAACTCTCTCCACACCCGCAGCGAGCTTTTTCCAATGGATTTTTAAAATCAAATCTTTCGTTAAGTCCATTGCGAACCCAATCTACTGCCACCCCCTCTAGATATGGGAGACTTTTTTGATCAACAAATATTTGAACCCCATTGCTAATAAAATTAGTATCTGTTGAGATTGCAGTATCTACATAGTCGACTGTATAGGCAAGACCACTACATCCGGTAGTTTTAATACCAAACCGAACTCCCAATCCCTTACCACGCTTTTCCAAATTGGATAATATTTTTTTTGCCGCTGATTCGGTTACAGTAATCATCTATACCTGTTAATTGACTAACTCTTAGTAAACAAAGACAATACTTTTGCCTGTATTATTTTGGCAAAACTAGGTTGTGGGAAATTCCATCCTACAAATGCTCCGAGTGCAAACCAAAATAGAGTATCTAACATAGTTATAGTCCTTTAATGTCTAAGTATATTATAATTTAAATTTAATGTCAAGTAAAAATGATTTATTTGGCGGCGCGTTTTGCCATTTGACTTACAACGTTTTTATTTGTACCACCACCGCTGCCGGCTGCGTCATCTGGTGGTTCTACTTCATCTTTTTTAAATACAATGATATTTTTTCCAGAAACACTATCGGTACTTAGTTTATCCACGATCGAATCTAGCTCTCCGGAGTCTACTGCACTCTTGAGTGTTTCATAGGTAAACGCGCCTTGTGTATCGGGTAAATTATTCAACGATCGCAAAATTTTATCCACTGGATATTGCGGATCGTCATGGTGGAATAATAGATTTTGTCTAAGCGGTGTTAATACACTCATAATAGATCCATAGTCTTTGCTTTTACTCACACTATTATCAGCCGATGATAAATCTGTACCATCATCATCTAATCCCGCAGGCATTGGTGGGAGTGGTGCCATTGGGGCCGCTGCCATTGGTGCTGTAGCCGGTGGGGGTGGTGCCATTGGTGCTGTAGCCGGTGCCGGTGGGGCCGCTTCAAAAATGATTTCACTAATACGCATATTAACGACGTTCGCGACCTAATTCTTCTTGGCCGCCAGCAGCGGCATCAGTTGCATCAAATCCATCAGTATCTAGATCACTAGCAACACCCTCTGGGGGTACTGCCCCACCGGCCATTGGATCAGCAGGTGCCGCTCCCATTCCACCTAAGCCCATGTCTGTAGCTGGTGGTTGTTCACCGGACAATACACGTACACTGGTATCGGCTGTTTCACGTGCTGCACTCAATGCAGTATATAGATCTGTTAACGTTGGACTCATGCTTGTTTTAAATGCCTCAGCTTGCTCACTACCAATTTGATCACGTATCGTGTCAATCAAAGCAGGCATCTGTTCATTTTGGACTTTGCTAATTTTTTCCAACATATCTTGAACACTGTCAACAATGTCTTTGGCAGCTAATACCGCTTCGCTACGACCTAGTTCACTTTCAAACAAACCCTGCTCGGAACCTAACCATTTATCTAGACCCTCTTTGACCAGCATTAACTCTGTGTATTTAGGGTTTTTTTCTGCTGTATGTGCGCCAAAGGATTTCTTAATGGATGTAATATTTTCACCCAATGCTTTGCTTAAACGCTGTGCCTTAGCATAAGTTAAATTATCATAATCAATTGAAAATCCAAAACGGCTTTCCATAACTTTGTTAATTTTTTGTGGTGTTACTTCAGTTTGCATCTCGGAGAGTCTCATGGTTTTTATTCCTAAACTTTATATTATGTATTTAGTGTATTGCAATTTTTTTAAATCTTTCCTTACTGCCAAATCTTATGCCATTTAGCATGATTGTGCCGTTTTGCCACTTGTTCACGCGCAATAATTAGCTTGTTTTCCGCAACTTCAAGTCTTGCTACCGTAACATCAACTGTTGCAAAGTCTCTTTTTTGTAATGCGCGATTTATACTTCTACGAAAAAACAGTACATCTGTATAATTCTTATTTATTTCGGTATCAAGTTGAATGATTTCGTATGCCTCGTTATATCTACGTTTTATAGTCAAAATCGTATATAACACCGCACTAACTTTGTTTTCAAACGTATGTATATACTCTTTATTGTGATCATATACATCGCAGGTTTTATTGCGAAATACTCTTAACGAATACATTCCAATCTTATACCCCTGCTTTGTCTCTATACAAATAGGACTACTTTCAATTCGTTGAAGCTTATCTAACTCGCAATGAGTCCAATGAGCGATATGGTCTGCTGCCGCCTTGGTTACATCACGGGGTACTGCTGAATGTATTATGGGGCGTGGTTTATTACTTAATTTTTTTCGTGTATGTGATCTTGCCATATTCATTCCGGCGTAACAAGATGTCTTGTGCCGTTAGTTGATTTGCTATTTCTTGCTCTCTCAAATTGAGCGTATTTTTCAATATTTTAGATTCACTGTGAAAACGCCCTAATAAATCAGCCTGCTCATTGTTAATACCAATTTGGATATTATTGAGCAGTTCGACTATTTTCATTTTGTGGCCAAATGCACTAATATACTTAATATTGCTGTTAATAGAATACCAAACAATGTGGTTCCAATGGCAATAATTCTATTACTTCCTTCGTTCCCAACTTTACCAATACTATCTTTGATTTCAAGAATGTGACCTTCAATTGAATCCATTCGATTTTCAAGGTCATTAAATTTTGTCTCCAAGTGGGCAAACCTTTCAGAACAGATTTCCACGTGCGCCTCAAGACTCTTTTTTTCAATATCATACGCCATAATACTTTTCTCGCTTTAAAATTAAGCGATGCAATTCTAATAAGCCTGTATACGCCATGATAAGAGCCATAATGGTGCCGTAGCATCAACTTATATTTAGTTCAATCGGCTCTGTTTGAAGTATATGTTCTTAATGGAGCCGTAGGGATAAAAGATAGGTAATATAAATCGAGCTGTTTCTTCTAACCCACTAATAATGGGAACCTGCTCAAAATCTTGCATTAACCCACCTAACGGTTTGTTGGGAAGATCATATATAGCATCGGGCTCAACTCTCCAGTGCCATACCCAAACTTTTTGCTCACCTTGATAGAAATTGCCAAATTCTAACTGCTCTAGAGCAGTTATAATAGGGACCGGCTCTAATATACCTTGCGGTTGTGTGCGTAATCCCATGCATTGTAATACTGTTTCCCAATTTCTTTGTTGATCTCGTTCTATTGACTCGGGGTTACTGACACGTATCACACCGGTGGCTGTGATGTCTACTAGACTATATCCTGTAAAAAAACGTAGTTCGGTATTTGACATGATACAGTATTTAGCGGCCATAAAAAAAGCACTTACGAGAAGTGCTTCTTTTATTTTAGTTTTTAAACTATTAAGATAGTTTGAAACCGTTGCTGGAACTAACTGTAACACCCGGTCCGCCGTAAACATTGGCTGCTACACCTACGTTACCAAGAGCTTGGATACGTGTCGCGATTGTTGCGGTGCTTGAACCGACTGCTTCACATAACACACTCAATTGCGATGTATCAACTTGATACATCACGATTGTGGAATCGATACCAATTGAACGTAAAATTGTTTCTACTGCGCCACCTGTGCCGGATTCTGCTGCTGTGAACGCTTGGCTGTTTGCCAAAGTGATCTTGATTGCTGTTGGGTTTTTTGTTAACCCTGTTGCAACAGTAGTACCTAATAAACCTGATATGTTTGCATCAACGTTGTTAACGCCTTGTGCATCACCTGCTGTACGTGTAAAAATTGCCATTTTAAATTTCCTTAATATATGTGCATCTCTGCATACACTTATTTATGAGCCTCAGTCATAAAAAAAGCACTTACGAGAAGTGCTTCTT